ATGGCCTCTGTAAAACTTTCCGACCTAAAGATTAAAGCACTAAAACCTAAAGAAAAAGTCTACAGAATATTGGATGCAGATAGACTTTACATAGAAGTTCGCCCTTCAGGAGCTAAAGTTTGGCGGTTTAAGTTTGTTTTTAATGGTAAAGAATCTTCTATGAGTCTTGGCGAATACCCGGCTATTACTTTGGCAGACGCTAGAATCTTAAAGGATGAAATGCGAGCAAAATTAGCCAAAGGCATACACCCAGTAGAAGATAGACAAAATAATAAGACCAAGGCATTAGAAGAAGGAAAAAATACATTCAACGCTATTGCAGCCGAATTTAAAGAAAAACGTATGACGTTGAAGTCTGAAATTTATCAAGAGAAGTTCGATACTGCTTTAGAAAAAGATATATGCCCAGTTATTGGCAAAAAAAATATTAAAGATGTGACTGCGGCTGACGTATTGAAGATTTTAAATAATACGATTAATCGTGTTACTAAAGAAACCAATGGAAAAATGACGGGTGAATCTGCTGCTTTACAAAATCGAAGATTCATTGGTGCTGTAACTCGTTATGCAATTGCTACTTTAAGGCTTGAGAACGACCCTACTTATGCTGTACGTGATGTGATCAAGCGCCCTCGTGTAAAACATGCAAGAGCCTTAACTAAAGAAGAAAGAAAAAAGGCAAGAACTCAATTGCCTAAATACAATGGAACAGAGACTGTTAAGAATGCTGGCTTCATTCTCTTATATACAATGCTTCGGGCAATTGAAATTAGAAAGATGCAATGGAAATGGGTCGAGTTTGATACACGACTTATTAGATTTCCAGAAGAGGCAATGAAAAAATCCAGAATCCATATTCTCCCTATATCTGACCAAGTATATGAAGTACTTACGCGTCAATATACAATCTCTGGTGATAGCGAATTAGTTTTCCCTGCTATTTTCAGTAAGAAAAATGATGGCATGTTAGCTAAAGAAACGCTTAACAGTATGCTTGAATATATTGGCTTAAAAGGCGTGACCACTCATGATTTTAGGGCTACAGCTTCTACCCTACTATATGAAAAGGGCTATGAGGAAGCTTGGGTAGAAAAACAGCTTGCTCATGCTGAATCTAACAAGACAAAAGCATCTTATGACCATTCACAGCACTTAGAGGCTAGACGGAAAATGATGCAAGACTGGGCTGATATTGTAGATAGCTGGAAGGAGTGAGAATGAAAGACTGGATCTGCTTCTACATTGAGCATACTATTAAATATGGTAAGCCGTTCTATAAAGAGGCTGGTTGGTCTTTGGGCTTGAAGAATAATTATGTGGTTTTGAGTGAATTAATAAGTTAAACAAGGAATTATTATGGGTGAAGCAAAAAAACGTGGTAGTTTTGATATTAGAAAAGAGCAAGCTTTGAAGTTAAAGTCCCGCGAAGAAACAGAAGCCTTGCGAGCGCAGAAAAAAGAAGAGCAAGAGGAAACAATTTATAGAGAAAGATTGCTAGCATTTGCTAAAAGTAAATTAAGCATAACTAAACCTCGCCTACTACAGTTTACTAAATCTATTGAAGAATCCTTAATCTCTAAAAATTATTTTGCTGCCTTAACTATCGCATTAACCCTACCTGATATTTGTTGCTCCCTAGAAGATGAAAACAGGCGAACATCGGGTAAAAAGTATGCTGAATGGTTTCAGAAATATGTTGGTTCCAAATATACCAGTAAGATCGGCCATGAAAAAGCTGAGACTATTTTTTTATCTGGGGAAGAGTGCTTTGCTTTAAGGTGTACATACCTTCATAAAGGAATTAATCATATTGAAGATGAGAAAATACTTAAGGACTACGAAGGAGGCTCTAATAAAATTGAATTCATGGCTGAAATGAATTCTGACTGCGTTATAGTAAATGGTGTTTTATTACTAAAACTAGAGAATTTCTGCTGTAATATAATTAAAGGCGTTAATCAGTGGTTATCTGATAAAAAAGATGACTTTATTATTAGAAAAAGAATAAGCGAAATACCAGAAATATACACCAGCAGTTTCTCACCAATACCTGGAGTTCTCATAGGTGGATAACGATTTGCCCTCACTTAGAGGGCTTTTACACATATCCCAACATTAACTGAAGTGTTAATTGTGTGAGCTGTGCAACCAGAGAAAAGGATGCACAGCAATGTGATGATCGATGCAACTTTGGTACGTTTGCACATATAAGTTACTTCTTTAAAAAGAGTGCTCGTTCTGCTTCTCGGCGACGAACTAGACCTTTCAAAACTTTTCCGCCTGCCTTATTCCAGACAAGGAATTGATCAGCAGCGCCTTGATAGTCACCTTTATTCAGTTTTTTTAATAAGGTTGAATTATTAAAAGCACCTGAGCCAATGTTGTAAGTCAGTGAAACCAAAGCATCAAACTGGTTTTGACTTAAAGGCACTATCACCGATTCATTTACAGTCTTTTCAAATTTGGCTAAGTCGTGTTTGAAGTAGGCTTTAGCTTGCTCAGGTGTGCAAGTATCGCCCTTCTTGACTTTCACGCCATTAGGATAAACTGTCGTGCCAGTGCCAATGGTCCAGACTCCAACACCATCATCGTAAGCATTGAATCGCGTGCCTTCAAAACTAGTTATTAAATCTATACCATCATCACTTGTAGTTTTTCCACCTGGTGCAAGTTTTTCGACCACTTTATTTAGATCGTCTACTTGTGCTTGTGTGAGTTTTCCACCAGCAATAACTCGGGCAGCATCGAAGAATGGTTTATTTGTCATCTCGTTCCCCTTTCTTTTTCTCAAGTTCAGAGCTACCAAAATAAAAACCACATGCAGTTGTCATGGCGCCTGCAATAAAACCTAAAGCTGTGTTAATTTGGTTGCTATTTTCTCGTGGCATTTCCACAAAAAATAAAGCAATCACTAAAACAAACATTAGTCCCACTAATGCAAAAGCTAGATATGCGCGAGTATTTTCACTGTTCATCTTTTTGCTTCCTCCAACCGTGATACTTTCTCTTTAATTAAAGACTGGTCTTGGCTTAATTGAATAATTGAAGATCCAACCCACGCACACAATGAAAATACGATGCCTGCAAATATTCCCAGCAATACACGCAGCACAGAAATTCCACCATCTTGCGCTGCTGTGCGGTTTTCTAAATTGGCGACTTTGATATCCAATGTATCGATATCTTTTTTGTTCTGTTCGCTAGTCTCTTTGTGCGCTTCATTAATGAAAGTCAGTCGAGTAACATGATCTGACAACATGCGGATATCACTCTGAATGGAGTCGATTTTCTTTTCAAATCTCAACCCGTATGATTCATTTTCAGTCATGCCTTCCCCCTTTCGTTTAGGCAATAAAAAAGCACCCTATTAGGGTGCTATAAATAGTTTTAATTAAATCGAATAAACAATTAAATCATCAATACCAAATGTGCCAGCTAAAGTTGAGATTGAGGATCTTGATAAGCTCACATATCCCTCGCCGACATATCCAGCATGAGATAAATCAATTTTTAATACGCCATTGACATAAACTTTGTGTGAAGATCCATTAACAATATATAGAATTGTGTCATTTACTGTCGCATTAGTTGAAGCTAATACAGAAATAACACCACTTTCATTTCGGTAAACAAGATCTACCTTATTACCACCATAAAAGTTTAATCGATACACACGAACAGAACCGTTTACACGTCTCACATCAAAAAATACTGCTAAAGCATTTAAATCCGAGCCAGATTGAGCAACTTTAAACTGTACTGCTAAGTTTGTTAACTTATAATCAATACCAACAACACCAAAGTTATTATCCTTTGTAGCCACAAGTGTATTGTTATTAATGGCATAGATTCCAGTTGAAGTATAATTATCAAACCCACGCCAAACTATAGGGCTACCACCTAAAGCTGCATCACTATTACGACCTGAAATTTCTCCATTTCCTAAAAACGTATCACTGGTTACTGCTGCGCCGACAATAACGGGCGTATTGCTTGGATTTGCGATTGTGCCAGTTGCTTTTACTACCATCGTATTCATATTATTTTCTACCTAGATTTGCGTAATAACTTCGCCAGATGCACATTGATTTATAAAATCAATGAGACGTGTGACAATAAATTCTTCGGGTGAATTGTGATTAGGTGCTTGTGTATCCAACACACTGATTTTGTTGTGATTAACAAGCTTTACCAAAAGTTTGTCAGTGTGTAGAGCTTTAGGTACAAGCGTATCGTTTGAAGTTGCAACAATAGAAATTGGTGCTCCTTTGAATTTTGACCAGTGCTGTAACATAGGATCATAGCCCGCTGTCTTCGTTGCATATGTTGTTGCATCACATTCATAAGCTGCATTAATTTCACTGGCCCGGCCATTATCGTAACGTTGGCGTAAATCACAAACTGGATCAGTCAAATAGACACCTAAAATGTTTGGGATTGACTCTGTTGTAAGAGCATTAAGTGCAGCGCACCCACCCATTGAATTTCCAACAATTACAACCCCTGCAATTGGCGCAATTGCACAAGCTTTTTGATAAAGCTCAATTGCATCTTGCATCGCTTTCGGTGAGCCGTAGCTATCTCCATGAAATTGGCATCTTGCCCACAGAACACCGTGATCAAGCACATTAGAATAAGCTGCACGTATATCAAGCTGCTGATCTCCAACACCTTCAAAACAAATTACTAAAATCAGTGGCGTGGCATCACTATATGTATTAGGAAAAGTTAGGCGATTACTCTGTGCTGTGGAGTTTACAAAATCTGTTTTTTTAGTAGGCAATGGCTTATTAGCTACATGACGAGCGACACCGCGAGCAACACTTGAAATTATTTGAAAATCTGAAGGTTTGGGCCTAACCTGCAAATCATCAAGATTAGGCGAAATATTAGTCAATCGTGACTGAATGTCAGCAATTACAAAATCAGGGAACATCCCATCACTTTGTCGTACAGATAATGCTGTCGGATTTCCATTCGCATCGGGAACGCAATAGAGTAATGCTCCATCTTTTAAAATGATGAGTTTTGACTCATCGATACTTGCAGACTTACGAATTGCTGATTTAGCAAAAGGAGTTGGGAGTCCATCTGTAGAGGATACTTGCAACCAGGTTTGATTGCCTTGTGCATCAGTAATTTCATATAAAACACCTAGACGATTTAAAGCCTGATACTTCTGCACTTTTTGAGCATCTGCATAATTTATTGCTGCGTCTAGCTGACTTAATCCTTCATCCGACCAAGTGGAACCATTCCATAAATATAGTTTTTTTGTATCAAACGCATATGCAACCGAAGGGCTTACTGTTGGTGTGCTTGCGAGCAACTCAGCAGCAGTTTTATAAGATTGCCATCCTCCTGTCTCCATTAGAATTTTAATTAGTTTTGCAAGTGTTGGATATTGTTGCCCCAAACGAGTAGGTACATCTTCAATGTCAGAACCACTAATAAAAAGTTGCAGACTATCAGCATCTAAGGAAGCATCCACTAATTGTCGACGGGTAATGATTTCATCTGCCATTACTTTTCTCCAAGCATAAAAAAAGCCCCGGTTAAGGGGCTTGGATTTCTGTTAATTAATTAAATAAAGTCATGGTCACGCTCATAAAATCTGGCATCGTAGTTAGAAGCCTTAAGCGTATTAGTCATTTGAGTTTGAGGGGTAAGTTCTTCAAGCATAAATGCCTGAGCTTCTGTTTGATCAGCGCGAACTAATGTGTAGAGTGTTTTAACGTATCGATCGGCAGCAACTACTAACGGCTGAACTGGTGGGCGGCTAAGTACCACATGATATTTATCAATACCTGCTGTACATGGCACCACATCAACAGTGGCATTCGATATCTGCAAGTGAATGAAGTAATCACTACCAACATCAAATGTGCATGGCTGAGAGGTTTGAATAGTTAAACCATCTACTGCTTCAATTTCACCATCTTGTGTATCCACAACTGTGTTGTCAGCAACCAAAATACGATCATTCCGAATCAGCAATTCAGACTCGTCCAGAACTTCCACTTCACAAGACATGTATTTGTAGCGAAGCTTATTCCACTCGCGCCACGCTCGTACTTTCGCTTGAGCTTCATTGCGGATACCAGTTGTCGTAATCTTCAACGGATTCTTAGGCGTAATGTCTTCAGGAATGATGTACTTAACCCGTGCGTCATCAACATCAGAAGTATATTCAAGTTCCACCCCGTCATAGTCTTTCTGAACACCGAATGTATAAGAGCGCTTTTCGGTTAAAGGCACTTTATTACGGTGATTGAAAAGTAAGACCGCATTTTCTTGCGGCTGCTCAAATTTGAGACGGGTTAGACTTCCGAAACGGTACGGCTCGCAGAATGCTGAACTCGCTACCATTCCAGCGATTTCCTCAAAACTTAGATTGTCGTCATCAATGGTGTAATTGAACTCAGACATAAGTTCTGAGCCGAAATAAGCATTAACTTTGGCAATCTCAGCATTGATTTGAGCAATGTCTACCTCTGCGCTGGTTCGGCGACCAATGTACTGATCTAAAGCTAGATTAATGAGCGCCTGCCCAGCTGAACGAGTAACCTGTATAGGCCCTGTTCCATCAACAGGAAGCTTACGATTTACCAAACAATTGAGCTTACGCTCCTTAATAGACAAAGCCCCGTCAGTAGCTACAGTTCGAGAGCGAACAATAGTTACATTCCCATAATCGCTAATATTTGATTCTGCCATCCCATACACAGACTTAATCTTGCAGGTGTCTTGGGTTTTCCCTGCCTGAGTAGCAGTTGTGCGGCTTAAACGGAACCGGAACGAGCCAGCAGTCGGCAAATCAATGTAAATCGTTCTACCAAACTGAGACTTGTTGTTAGCTCGAATTTCTTGATTGATTGTTGTGATTGAACCAACCGGATCGCCATTGCTATCAATTGCCTGTAACTCGATGACTACAGTGATTCCCTCTTCCCATACACCGCCTTTACTGTCTTGGTAAAAGAGGCCATTTGGGAAAAAGAAGTTAAATACAGCTTGGGTCGCTTCTGGCATGTCAAAGTTAAACCACCCAACATACTTATTGCTTACAGCATCAAAACGCACTAAAACCTCTTGTCCCTGTGTGCTTTGATTTGGAAGAGTTAAAAGCTTATCCCACTCATTATTAATCGCAGATGGATTTACTAAAGCAATCGTGTCAGCAGTTACGCTGTTAATTGTGTAAGTATCATCAAGGGTTATTGAGTTTGCATTTCGGTTTAGAAATGCCCCTGCTGTAATGGTGTAGCTGTTATTGACATACTGCCAGTTAGCATTGACTTTCTCAGGATTTGATAAAGTAATTTCATAGTGAAAACCACCAGTAATGACGGTCTTTGTCACACCAGAAACAATATATTGACCAGATAAGTCGCGTGTATTAGTTTCAGTTACTTCATCAGGTGGCGTTCCTGTCACAGTCACAATATCAACTAATGCACCAGTTAGCTGCAAACCTTTAAACAAATTCGGATTATCAATATTGGTGGATGATTCAATGATGACCATCTTGTTTTCATTCATCATGATTGATCCAGAAAGGTTCACATCCTGTACACCATACACAGCACCACTTAATGCAACACGGTCATTCGCGGCAAAGTATTGTGTGAAGTCCAAACCTGCGCCTTTTATAAGGTTCGGGCTTTGAAACCACACATTACTTGACTCAAGCACTGCTTTATTTGGCAGTTCAATAGTCTGACCATTAATAGACGCAGAAGTTCTTACGAACTTTGGTAGTTCAGTAAATGCCTCGCCAACTTGATATATTGGAGTGCCAATTATCGAAGTAAACGGGTCGTAAACTGATACTGATGTGCCTGCGATATTTGCTACATCTGTGTCACCGTCTCGCATATCCAAAATTTGGAAGTATCCTCGCCCTATACACATCAAGCATTCTTCAATTTCAATGCCATCTTTATAAATTGTGTAGGTTTGCGCGATTAAATCCGGATAAGAACGGACTCGCCCGAAGATATCAGGGATACGTGCATTTAGCCTCGCTTGGTTAGAGCGTTGAGCCAACTCATTGTTAGATGAACCTGCGACTGGTGCTTGCGGCTTTGGCATGGTTAAAACCATGTAGAGACTATAAGCAGTAGTCGCAGCTACAATCGCATAAAATACCCACATAGCCAGTGAGATAGGCTCTGCGGGCTCAATCACCACATAGAATGTACCTTCCAAGGTCTGGATATGCTCAATCTGCGCATTAATCCTTTTTGGATGATTAGGAGTTACATCACAACTTTCTGCAATCTGGTTGTGATAAATCTTTGCATTTTCAGGCCATACATCAAACTGCTGATAGATATATGCTAAAACATCCTCCACATCAGCTTCTGACCATGTAGAACGATCATAAACATCAGGAACGATGATGACTTTTTTCAAACTCATTTATAAAACCTCGTTTCCCGAAAGTTCATGGAAATAATTTCAAGTGGAACGTACTGCACACCACGACCCGTTAAGTGCAAAACCTTGTCGCAATAAAAAAGCCCAACATGTGTTGAGCTTCTTTTGCCATTCGTAAAAAATACAATGCAGGGGGAAATGGGTTCGTGAAGTTTCTTAAAGCTACCCTTTCCATTTAAAAATCTGTCTAGGCGCTTCTTCAGATCACGCCCAGTAACATCTTTCCATGCTTCACAGAGGAACTCATTGCAGGTGTAGTCTTTGGTCCAAACGCGATTATGTAAATGGTCTAGGTTCATATCATGCCCCGTAACAATGGGAAGCGCTCTAATGAATAAATCTCACCTGTCTTTACGCTATTAAGTTCAGGTGCCTGTGCATCAAAAGTACAGTTGCCAGAGCCATCTTTAGATAAAGTCGCCACCTCTAATGTCTGTAAAGAAACCAGTGGGGCTGTAAGATCATCGTTTCGGTATAGCCGCCATTTTACTAATGGTCTAACTTTCCAGTTGGTGCCTAACCGAGCAGAAACAACGGATTTAATTAATTCATCATCAACATCTGCGATTGTTAGGTTTAGCTTCTGGTCAAGGTCATTAGTGACAGTAGAACGTTGAATGGACATAGGTTGGTATTCATAAGCAATATCAGGCCCTGCCGAGTCATGCTTTACCGTCACACCCTCTGTATCATCTTTTACGAATCGGAAAGGCTCTGTAAAGTCAGGATGCGAAATCTCAACACATTCCAATGGAACAACACCACTACTAGAGTTCAGAAAGAAGGATGTATAGTCAGGCATCTAAATCCCCTCCATAGCTCTTGGTAGATCGTCATTTACCAGTTCTTCGAGTGGATTTACCCAATCCCAAATACCATCGTTACCATCATCGTTTCCAATCTCTACAATTAAGTCGTCCATAGCTTCATCTTCTCGCTGCGGCTTAACCTCAAATTGAGCAGTTACAGTAAAGATCTTTCCTTCTTTTGCAGCCAATGTCGGACTTTCAACGAAATAACATTGGTAGTCTTGTGCCACACCATCATCAATGATCAGGCGAGCTATGAAAGGCTGGCTCGGTGTACGCCGCCATACACGATAGAAGGCCATCAGATACTGATAGCCACCTTCGCCAACAACCCACTGAACGTTAGCCATATGAGCAACATTCTTCAAAGACCGACGGTAACGACTAGCGCCACCATCTAGCTTTTGCGAAATTACCCCATCACCAACCTTTGCCGTGTAACCACTTTGCGTTACGCAGTATTTCAGCCTATTCATGCTTATCTTCTCCGTTGCGCATTGTAGTTTTGTTGCATGGTTTTCGAGATGCGACTATTAGGGTTAGCCAATTGAGTAGCCACGGTTTGCTCAGCAACCTGCTGAATACGAATATCCAATGAGCCATCATCATTTTGCGTTGCTGTTGCTGTCTGCCCTGGTAATGTATAGACGTTGACGGTCGGGTTTCTTGAACCGCCCTCATTAATGAAATTAGTGAAAGCTTGGTTGTCTTGAGGGTTGAGTACACGTTCGCCTTTATTTAGGAGCCATGTGCCTTCCTCAGGAATAGAAGCAATACCATCATGCGCCATACCAGTAATGGTTTGAGCTGCAATTAAACCAACATTGGCATAACCCAAACCTAAGATCATTTCAGAGTATGCAGTTTTTTGCGCAAGGGTTAGCGCACTCGGATCTGCTAACACCTGTGCGGCTGCCAAATGAGTTGATACTAATGCTGAAGCAGCAGCGAACATTTGCTGCATTAAGAACATTGCTTTGTATGTTGCAGACTGCTCACCAGCTCTTTCTTTAATCATCTGGGTCATATCCCCCCAGACAGAAGAACTTTGTGAAAGCAATGCTCCATACATACTTAAAGTTGCATTATGCTGATCGTCAATGAGTTTGCGAGCATTGTCATGATAATCAACATCGAGGGCCTTCATTTTCGCTATATGAGTAGCTTTGGCCTGTTCTAATAATTCATAACGCTTTTGAGCATCAGCTGGATTATCATAATCGCGGTTAATTTGGTTTACATTATTTGTGTACGCGTCAAGTTCAGCGTCTTTTGCCTTACGTGATGCTACATTCATGCTAGCAATGTTATATTCGTGACCTTGCCCAAATCGGCGCGATATCGATGAAAGCGCAATAGCATCCTCAGCATCAGCCATCTGTGCTAAAAGATCATTTTTGTATGAATCGTATTTTTCACGTTGTGCTTGCTTGAATGCAGCAACATCACGCTTGTATGTCTCCTCTGCCTTAGCTAGATACAAGTCACGTTTAACTGGATCTTTAGCAAAAGCCTCAGCAATCTTTTTCTTGTCTTCTTCATACTTCAACTTAATTTGAAGCTCTTTATCTGCATATTGCATGACAATTGATTGTTGGGCTTTCTCTAATTGTTCCTGTTCGCGTCTAGCTTTATCAAGCTCTCCCTTATTACTCTTAGGCTTCTTGATTTTTTCCTTCTTTTCTTTAGGATTTAAAGCCTTGTTCTGTCCAATACCAGAAGTCACGCCACCCTTAAGATTCTTAGTCCAATCTAGTTGAGCTTTGCGGTTATTAATGATTGCCTGAGTTAAATTGTCATAACTGCCAGCTTGATTGTTTACAATTCCTGAAATTGATGTGTATGCATTTTTTACAGTACCAGCAACATTTTTTGCAGACTGCTCTAGTAGAAGCCCATTATTATTAAATCCGTTTACTAGCGCCTTACCCTTGTCTAAGAAAGTTGGTGCATTCCAGAAATTAACAGCGGTTTTACCGATATTGCCCATTACATCCATAGCACCAGCAATAATCTGGACAATCGCTTTAATACCAGCTGATAATCCAATTAGAAGTGATGCAGTAGTTTTTGCAGCAATTCCGACAGCTTCAATAATTCCTGAAAATTGCCCTCCCTTTCCAGATCCTTCTAGGAAGTATGCAATTAGTGAACTTAAAGCAGGCATAACAGCTTGAGCAAGATTATTCTTTAAAGCTGAGAATTGCATATGCAAGGATTCAGTCTGAGATGCTAAAGCAATCGACTTTTCTATAGCCTCTTGACCTGTAATGATCCCAGCATCTTCCATGGCTTTTTGGTAGTCCTTCCACAGAGCACCGCCATTTATAAGCAAAGGCGCCAATTTTGTGAAATCATTACCCATGTTTTCTAGGTAAAATGACATTTGCTGTTGGTTTAATCCAGCTTCTTGCAATTTGTCTACATAGAGCTGAAGAGCTGAAACTCCATCCATCTTAGACATTTGTTCAGCAAGTTTTTTAGCCCCTTCTGCACCTTTCTCAGTTTTAACTGCGATCTGCTCGAAAAAGTCCTTACTTTCACCACCTCCAACCGAAGCAAACTCACCAATTTTTTCATTAAAATCTTTGAGCATATCAGAGAGTTGTTCTTGCGTTACCCCATAAGTTGCTGCTGCCCCAGCTAACCCCTGAAAGGACTGTATAGAGGTATTTGCTAATGCAGCAAAGCGAGCTAACTCAACATTATTCTTTGCAACTTCAACAGATAAAATCGCCAATCCACCAGCCGCAACTGCTGCACCACCAATAGCCATGCCAGACAAAGCTGCTGTAGCCATAACGATTCCACCACGCATTGCACCAAGCTTGGTGGAGAAGTTCTCAATGAACGACCCAAGTTGTGTGCCACCTATGCTTTGATTTAATTGATCGCTAAATCCCTTAAATGCATTCGACATGTTTTTAGCAGTATCTTTAGCTTTCCTCTCTGCTTGACTCATGCCGCTTTCGAACGACCCCAATTTCACTAAGAGGTCTAGGGTTAATCTTCCAAGTGAACTTGATGCCATTACTTTTCTCCGGACAATAAAAAACCCGACACAAAGTCGGGCTCTGATATTTGTAAACTTATAGTTCTTTAGCGCATTTCGAAGAAGCAGCTTTTAAATCACTATCTTTCTTATATGCCATAGTGATATTAAATGCAGTGACGGTAGTTTTAGCCTCCAACACGTCTTCAGATAATTTTAAAACTTTTAGGATCATCCCATTTTGTGCAAATAACTTTCCATCGGAATATTTAACTTTATTTAAAGTCACATTACCGCTTGTGTCCTCGCAAAGTAAACCATTGCCATCATCATTTAATTTAATTGTTGAAAGGCTTGGCCCTACCGAAGTAGTCCAAATTCCCGTAACCTGTGGTTTTGTTGGCACAACATCACTAAATTTATTATTTAACATCTGGTCAACAGGTGTTACACAACCACCCAAAACCAGCATTGGCACAAGAACAAGTAATTTCTTCATGATTTAACCATTTGTTATAAAGTTTATGTAATTTAACAAGTGGTTAATAATGGCGCAATAAAAAACCGCTATCTCTAGCGGTTCTTGATCCTTAACTACGTTAAGCAACTTTACTTAAAGGCTTATCCAAGCGTTCTTTCATTTGAGACATTGGTGCAACTGTATAGTTCATTGATTGAAGTGCTTTTACAGCTACTGCCTCAATTAACTGTTCGCACTTAACTTTATCAAATTTGACTTGGGCTTGTTGCGTTAAATTAATTACATTACTCATAGCGGATCCTTTAACTTAATTCTAGTTCTTAAAACGGAAGGCCAACCACCGTGGCCCCTCGAATTGAACTGATAAATTAAGTTCATCTAAAGCCTGCGAAGCAGCGGTTAAGCCTACATGCAGTTGTGTTAAGTATTCTAATGTTGAATCATTACGCGCATAAACTTTAGTACAACCAGAGTTTGCGCTTTCTGCTAAGAAAGTAGCTACACATGAAGCCAATACTTTAGCATTGAAGACATCATAATCTTCTTTTGATAATTGCTCAATAGAAGGACAAAGATCAATTGACATTAGTTTTAATGTAATTTCGTTACCAACTTTAACCTTAATTACTTCAACTAAAGCAATAATTTTGCCCGCATCGTCTTGCATACCAAAGAATGTAGACTGATTAATGCGTTCAGAATAATTACCAAAAAGATTGCTAGAAATAATTTGTGCAAAATTACTTTTTAATAAAAATAATCGCTCAGAGTCGAAGCTAGAATCTTCAGCTTCTTTTAGCCACTGATCTTGCAGATGACAAAGTAATGGTTCAGTTAATGTAATTTTGTTCAATGAAGTGCACCCTTATTATTTCCCATAAAGTATTTAATGCCTTAAATTTATATTTCAAGGCATGCTAATAATATTAAAGGAATATGTTTATTTCACCACATTAGATTTTAAGAAGCTCTCCAAATCCTGTGGCTCAGGTTTGCTTTCATGAGGCATAAAATCTCTAGGATCTGCCGCTTTGGTTCCCTTGGCTCTATTGGAATTACGATAAAGTGCCATAAATGAACCAATTACCTGCTCAATTCTTCGGCCGGTATTTAGGCTTCCTCTCTTCCGTACATATTCCCCCCAAAGTCTAATTTCATATAATGAGAGATTTCTTTTTACCAATTCTATGGAGTTACCACCGATACCATTCAATGCTAATTCCATTAGCAATTCGATATCGGCAGTTATCTCTACTTTCCCTCACTATCTTTCTTTAATTCATCCAGCCCGATGATTACAGGGAATAGTGCATTAGCAAGTGGCTGAGTAAAGTTATCTTCAACCTGTTTTTTGGTTAAGTAGGTGTCACCATTTTCATCCACAAGGCATAGTGAAACCCATTCAGCAAAAACATTTTCGCCTTTTTGGAGTCTTGTGTAGAGGGGCTCAGTAATTGCAAATGGTAGTTGCTTGAGTCGCACATCGACTGTTTCAATTTTCCCGTTATGTAAAAACTCTACAACCGATTCTCGGATTTCACCAATTAAAGCACCTTGAGCAATATCTAGTAAATTAAGTTTTTTTACAGGAGTTGCAGTAGTTTCTTGTGCTTTTACTTCTTTCTTAGCCATTTTTATTTTCACCATAAAATAAGCCCCTTTCGGGGCAATTGATTAAGCTTTAGGAATTAACTTAACGCCAGTTTTACGCTGCATTGTGATTTGATAGCTCACAAGGGAATCAGCTTCAAATGTTGGTGTTGAAGGCGCCAATGTTGCTTGGAAAGACCAAAATGTACGTGTCGTTGGCAATGTAACTGTTCCACTAGCTACTGTTGGCTCACCAGTGCCATCACTTCCACCTAAGTACATGGTTAGAACTGCACGATCTTCTGCCAATTCAATGATCTTCAAGTGAGTGTCATTTTCTGGATCAAGGTTAAAAGTAATCGAACCATCACCCGGATCATTCAAACCTGTTAAATAACCCTTTGAATCTGTTTCTTCTAAACATGTATTTTCAATCTTGCTGGTACTATCACTTCCAAGATCAATACCATTAATACAAACGGCTTTAGTAATGGCTGTGCCATCAAAAATAAATACGTTTGTGCCTTGTACGCGCATAACTGCCATGAGTAGCTACTCCTAAAATTTTAGGCATAAAAAACCGCCTTTCGGCGGCATTGGTTTGGAAATAATTAACCCCGCACTTGGCGGGGTTTAATGTTTGTTGGAATCTATGGTTTCACCCTGTATGCCTTTGCATAGTTTCAGGATGCTTTCGGCATGCAGTGTAATGTGTCGATGGTTTGGCTTGGTTCGCTCAATATCAATAGCTATTAGCATTGCTGCGCGCAGGTTTTCTGTCGGCTCTACACTTTCAAAAATGTAGGTGTCGTTATGAATAACAATATCGGCATAACCATCTTCTTCTGTGCTTGGTCTGCACTCCATCACAATGTAAGCAGGAACATTATTTGTCATTATCTTTATCCTCATCAAAATCTAAGGATGGTTGCGCTTCCTTAATCAGATCATCCAATTCTTTAAGCATAGCTGGCTTTGTTTGCTTACCATGGATTGATAGAAAGCTTGCTGCGCCTGACAGAGATTGGGTAATCAGCTCAAGTTGTGCTGAAAGCTTGCCAATGCGTACCTGTAGCCCATCTTTGAGTTGACGAGCCAATTCCTCTTGCTCGATGTAGTATTTGCGGATCTCATGACCTTTTTTATTGCGCTCCATCATCCCAAGGTGTTTGGTCATATCCACCGAGATGATGTACTCAATTAGGTTTTGTCCTGTTTTTGAAAGCTCCTCTTTTTTGAGGAGCTTAATAAAATCAAAATTCTCTTCAAAGCCACATTGTTTAATGCGTCGCTTAATCCAATCCGAAAAGTCCGTCTTAACCTCTAACATTTTATGTAGGTCACGCGCATTCACGCCGAGTTGGACTTTTCCATTTAATTCAACTTCGATAAATGGAGTTTGATTTTCAATTTTCACAATTGCATTCATATCGTTTACCTCGTTACCAAATAAAAAAGCCACACAGACATGCGGTAACGAGACATATCTGTATGGCAAAACGGTTAACCCAAGTTTGGATTTATCTTTAAAATTAGATATTTGAAGAAAATAAACTGGCAGGCACGTTGAACATGGAAACGTGCTTTTCGGGGATCAGCCTAGCCAGTGGTTGCCTGAGAGCAGGCATAAAAAAACCTGCCACTAAAGACAGGTTCGGTTAAAAGTAGATCAGGTTTTTTTGTGATTTAGCGGTCTAAAAACCAATTAGCATCAAAGCCACGTGAATAGAGTTTTGTGTCTTTTTCATAGTTATTTATACTTGGGTTTAAGACATAACTTTGAAGCTCTAAGGCTTTGCGGATTGCTTCACGAGCTTCATAAGCTCGCTTTTGCTGTGTGTCGTAGACAATAATTTGATACATGACATGATCAGTCTTAGCGGGGCAATCAAGGCTATTTTCAGCACTTCCACCTACCTCTTGCCAAACTGCATAAGGAGTAGGCGTATCTAAAGGCGCTAAATCCTCATAAACACGCAAATCAGTGCCCAAAATAGCCTTAACCGCAGCATCTGCATTGAGAGTTCGATAAATTGGAAGAAAGCTCATAGTTTTGCTATTTCCTTGTCTAGTTCAGCACTAAAAGACTGACTGAAAGTATCAGTGACCTTTTGAACATTGTTTGCCAATGCAGGGCGCATGAATGGAGTTGCAGGCATTTCTGATGTTCCGTATTCAAGAAAGCGCCAGTATCTGGTGTCGCCACCGCTTGTATTTGGTGGTGTTGGATTTGAGTAAGATGCCCCACCACGAACACCTACCCGCATTTGCACTAAATCAAGTGATTTAGTTTTACCTGCTGATACCGAAATGTTGCGCCAGATCTTTTCAGACGTTTCAGGGTCATCTATGGCCTTTGCATTTTGTCTTGCTGCATCACGGACAACATTCATACCTTTACGGGCTGCCCTCATAGCTGCATTGCGAATTTTCCGTTTATCTTTCAAGACACCCATCTTTCGCAAGACTTCATCTAGTCCTTCGATTTTTACGTCTACATCGGCCATAAGAACCTCTACTTAGGTTTCTCTAAACCTTGCCCAAGCAAGAAAGTACAGTAAGTGTATGAATCTTCACTATCATCTAAAGCTTGACTTTTGATTGAGAAAATTCGCCCTTTCCAAATGACTTGCATCTTCGTCGTAATATCTTCTCGATAGCGGATTTTCATTCGTGCAACTACTTCGGATTGGTCTGCTTGTGCTGCAATTAAATCTTTAGCAGAAAGTGGCGTGACCTTAGCCCAAAGCTTTTTATATTCAGACCAACCGCCTTCTATTGGGAAGCCATCTTCATCACGACCACCTTCGGTATAGTGCTGAATAGTTACACGATGGCGTAATTCACCTGCGTTTTGTCCCATAAATACCTCATGGTTTTTTTGGTGGCTTACTTAGCTCACCAGATTTTTTAGCCTTGTGGCATGGTTGATACCCACCACCTGCACGAATGTTCTTGCATGCCCAACATTGACATCCAAATAAATATTCCCGAATACCCATAAATACCTCACACAGCCGTAGGCGTTCGATAAGTAAATAGAAGAGATTGCACTGGCTGTGGCATAAAATTGCCATTCACTGGCGCATCCGATTCAGCGTTACGGTGCTTGTCGTAATATCCAACAAACACAAGCACAGCCAAACGGAATTCTTCAGGATATGGCTCAACATGGTGAATCACATCCGTATAGCGTAAAACGGCCGATTCAGCCGCTAAGCGATATATTTCCAAGTTAGTGTCATTTGAATCATCGTCATAGCGAAGGTGTTCTTTGACTTCTGCAAGTGTAACTATGCTCATTCTGTCCACTCCTTCGCGCATAACTTAAAGTTTTTATGATCAAATTCGCCTAAATGGTCGCTCTCAACATGCCATAAGGAGCCATTTTTAGTGACAAACTGCCCTTTTTTATATGCAACATCATCTTTAAAAACGCCCGTATAAAGCGATTTAAGCGCGTTTTTACCTTCCGGTTGTTCTGCATCGGGTTTCGGTGTTTCCGCAGACTGTGAAGCGCTAGATGAAGGATTAAATGGGTCATCTTTAGCATCACGCTTGGCCAAAGCTGAAAGTGAGTAATTTTGCTGCTGCATGTAAACTGTATCACCACCATTCAGAGGCAATTTACCGATTTTTGCTCGTCCCTCATTAGGTGTAAGCAATGAACCTTTCACATCATCACGCACCATAGTATGGAATCGTTCAGAATCCATGCGAATCAGCGTGTCGATATCAAGAAAACACTCAACTTTGAATGATGTCAGGTCTAAACCTTCATCTAGCAAGTTTTCACGTGCTTCGATTAATGCTTGCAAACAGTCAGAATAGTAAATCCCGTTAGCCTTCTCTGAATCATCTGGAACAGTGCCAATGCCAATCTTGAAAGGTGGCACATTAAAGACACTACAAACCACACGGCCAGACATTTCCAATAACTCAATCATTTGAGAATCGGCTGCACTCATACCTAAAGCGGTGTAAGTCATACCATCGCCAATGACAGCAGTCTTGCCGAAATTCGCGCCAGAATAATTCGTGTTCCAACGTGCTTGGATTTCTTCCGCCTTTTCTTTCGTGATAGATCCGGGAGCAACCAAGATTCCACCCGGTCTGCTACCGTTTCCGAAGAAGTTTGCAGCGTTCTTAATGATTTTCACACCCATGCCTGCCGCTACTCCACATGCCATGATTGGCGATAGACCAACAAGTGGATGATAGAAAGCATTAATGCGGTCATGGATGATTTCAGAGGCAGGAACAATCACTGATTCGGTTTGTGTCAGCCGGTCTGTATTGAACTGATAAAATACATTGCCGTAGTCATCAACTAAAGGACAAACAAGATCAGGGTTAAGAACCACCATTCGGTAGACTTCACCAAAAACATCGCGCAATTTCCAAACGTAAGTATTGCCACGAAGCAATAAACTAGATGTCCACTGCTCTTGAAACTGCTGCCAAGTCTGATAATTGTTTGGTTTATTTAAAACGCGCAGCTTTTCAGGGATATCAACATTAACCAACACCCCTTCTTTCTTACGCTTCAAGAGAATTGGTAATTTACCAATATCTTTAGAGATAAGGCTTACACAAGCGAAGACAGCATAAGACGCAACAAGGTCATCACGCGTTAATTCATCATTTTTCTGCCAAGCACCTGAGTATGGCTCTTGCACAAATAGGCTATTCCAAGTCTGCCCAGCACTATGGACACTTTGAAAGCTCTTTTTACCTCTTAACCAGTCAAAAATGCCCATTTTTACCGCCTTTATTCGCTAGTTTTTACTTCTTTTTTAGGTTTGCTGGGTGCCTTTTTAGGTTCTTCATAGGGCTTCGCAACACCTGTTTTAATCAAGATATTTGCTTCAAAATCTGTTACTTCTTTGATATCACCAACATTGGCGTCATGCATAACCTGTAAATATTCAATTTTCATAGCTGCTCCCATAGCTCAACAATGAAGTTTCATTGCTCAGATATGAAAACAGCCCCAATTAAGGAGCTGTTTTATGATCAATACGCCAACTTATGGAGTTGGAGTAGTTGTGTAGTCTAGATAAGCTGCGGCCACTGGACGACGTTTGGCCCAAGTGATGAACTTCTCTACACGTACAGCAAATTTATTTTCTTGCCATAAGTGGTGAGTAGTTGAGCCATCAACAAGAGTCGCTTGGTCACTGTAAGAAACATCCACACCACCATCTTGTGCAAGCAAGATTTCACTTGTTTTCACAAGGATGATCTTGTTGCCTAAAGACTGTGAGGTGATAACAGGAATACCAAGTAAGGTACGCGAACCACGTAACGCCATACCGTTAAAGTAAGAGTTACCTAGAGCATCACGTAACAACGCAATTTGAGCAGCACGTGTTTCTGACATTAAGAAGTAAGCACCATCCAAACTTAAGTTGTTAGTAACAAAAGTATTGATCAATGCTAATAAGTCTTTTTCGTACGCAGCAGCGGTTTCACCAGTATTTGGTGTAGCAGTAACACCATTCAATACACCTGCTGGGCGAACCGCAGAAGCAGCCACTGAGTCAAGGAAAGTTGCATCCACTAAAGCCGCACTTGCAGCAATTAAGTCATCACGAACTAACACGCTTACTGATGGGTCTGAACGACGCATCAACTCTTGTGTATAGACAGTGATTGCAGCAAGTTTATGCTCGCCAATTTCAACTTCACCAAAAGTAGGATTCGTTAATGGCTTAGCTGCACCCTCACCAACCCAAGAAGCTGTACCACCAGTAACTTGAGAAGGGATTTTTGAACGGAATGGAACTGCACGGAAGCCTTGAAGCTTATCGAAAACAGTCGCTTGACGTAGCAATTCCACAAATTCACCAACCAATTGGTTTTCATGAACTAGGGTGGCTGCGAAACCTGCATCCGTAGTTGTACCTAATGTCGCTTTAGTAATTAAGTCTTGCACTTCATCACCGAAGCCCATACGTTTAGCAACTTCTAATGGAGACTCAAAACGACCTTCTTTAGCGTTAAGCTGAGAGACGATTTTTGCCTGGGCATATTGAGCAAAGCCAATACCTTTAGGCAGGTTGGATTTCACAATAATCTTTGGATCAGATTTTGGGTCAGGATCACCTTCAGCAGATTTCTTAGCTTGCTTAGGGTCTTCACCAGCAACGGGAGTTGCTGTTTTGGCTGCTGCATCTGCTGCTGCAATTTGCTTTTTAACACGTTCGATGTTCTTTTCGATCTGAGCAATATCCGCTTCAACCGCTTGAATTGCTTTTTCGGTTTCTTCATCAGGGGTTTGACCAGCGTCCAAAGATTTGGTCATATGACCTTCTAATTCTTTGTTTTTCGCTGCCAAAGCATCAAGAAGCTGTTTTAAATATTTATTCATAGAGATACTCCACCCTTTGTTGGGCTATTTAGTTTTACAATTACGTGTTTTTGCTCAGATGAATCGCCATCTGCTGCGGTTTTCTGAGGTTTATTGCCCAACGCGGCTTTGTGTTCCTCAAATGCTTTTTTAAAATCTGTTCCGCTGTCACGGTTATCAGGGATTGTGACAAGGGAGAGTTCGTACCATTCCCATTCATCAAACTGAATGCCACCGCCTTTAATCATCTCCGCCCGGTCCCAATTCGGGATAAAACCAACTGACAGACCTTTCACTAGGTCATATTTGAGAGATTGGTAAGCTTCATCTACACGATCTTTTAAGCGACCATCTTCTTTGATTTCAGGAATATGTAGAGTTACCTCAATTCCTTTTTCTGTAACCTTTGCTTCGGTTACATGTCCGATTGGTTGACGCATGTCATGATGAAATAGCAACGGCATTGGCAGTTGAAACTTCGCGCCTTTAGGGATCATGATGTCTTTTGATCGGTCTTGATTAGGTGTACTAGCCACCCCTTTAAATGTTCGCTTTTCTTCGTCAACGGCCTTGATTTCAAACGAGCCGAATGATTTGTGCAGAGCAGTCATTAAGCTCTCCTTTAAAAAAGAAAAAGCCCGCATTTAGCGAGCTTTGAGTTAAAAATTTAATTAGACGAAAAAGACGTTATATTCTTTGTTTGTAGGCTCTGGATTCATTGACATGAGCGCAACTGCGTTAAATGTGGCAATCAATGGATCAATCTTACCAACACCAGATTCTTGCTTTGTGATTCGCATACCATTACCAACCATCACGACACGGGCATTACCTGCTGCCCAAGTCATCAATTGCTGTCCAGCATGGTAGAGATTACCCTCTGCTAATTTGCGCTCAGTGGTGAGGATGTAGGACATGAGCTTGTATCCTTGAGGTACAGCAAACATGCTTTCCTCTGGAATCCCTGCCTCAAGTAAGCCATCTAAAAGGCCACCTAATCCCAATGGATCTAGCCCGATCTTGTTGAGCTTTCCACTGTCATAAACCTTCTTGGCAATTGCAGCGAGTTGGTCGATGTCGTCGCCAATTCGGTCAACAACTGTTAAAGATTGCTCTTTCTCGAAGTCTTGGTACTTCGGAATGTTCTCTTTACGACGTTCTAAAGCAATCTTGTTTGCCCAAGCATGATTCCAAAGCCACCAGATACGTGGATCCTTCTTTAATCGACCTAAAACCGCTAATCCGAGTAAGTCATCTAAACCACCACCATCGATCCCGAGCGTGATGACATCAGATAGTTCAATGAGCTGATCAATTTGAATATCTTTTGATTGAGCATTCCAATACTCAGCACCTGCCCAACGATTAGCACGAAGGTTCATGCCGATTTCGATGTTTAAGTGCTTGGCCAAGAAGTCTCGAAGTGACTCCTCACCAGCATCTTTAACCTTTTTAAACTCTGAAATTAGATATTCAAGATCAACCGATGCACCCAAGTTTGGGTTTGTGATGTAGAAGTTCTCAGGTTTTAAGTGTTCGCCTGCTTCAACCAAGTACTTTGGGAATTCGTAGATAAGAGGCAAAAAGCTTTTATCTTCTTTTATTCCATCACGCACATCACGGGCATAGTCTAGAAGTTGTTTAAATACACCACATGGCACTTCATCCGACATGGTAGACAGATAAATCACGCAACCTTCTGGACGTGATGCTAAACCACCCTTTGCTTCACGGAACATTGATTCAGCGTTGGCACGTTTACCGAATAACCAGACCTCATCGATCAAAATAATAGAAGCTTTCTTACCTGCTGCTGCATTGGATTCTGCTGCAATAACTTTAAGTGTTGCTCCGGTACCTAGATGCGTAACTGTTTTTGTGTGCTCAGATACATTAAATCTTTCACTTAATTCTTCATCTGCGCGAATGAAATCTCGGATTGGATTAAATGAGTTATCAGCAACTTCTTTAGTAGGCGCAAGAATAATTAGTTCGGCAGATTGTCGATCATTAAGAATTAATGCAGTAAGCATAATGCCGGCGGCAATCGTAGATTTAGTATTCTTCTTCGAAATCAAAAGAAAGAATTCACGAATTAATCTGCGCTTTGTGCTTGGATCATATGCGCCAAAGATTGCACGAACAAACTCGATCACCCATTCCAATGTGACATCGCCCATCTTAGGGCTACCCATCACATCAACAAGAATTAACTCTTTAAAGATACGCTCCGCTACGTCAGCCACTTTGGGGAATAATGGCTTACACGGCATTAACGATTGTTTAGAAACAATACGGGTCGCCCAGTCTGGGCAAGCTGTAGTCCAGGTGAGTGACATTGAAGACATAATTTAGCTCATCAATTGATTATCTAAAGTTGCAAACTTTCCTGATTTACTACCTTCTCTTGCAGTTTCTGCTTTGGTTTCTTTCTTGCCCTTTTCGGCCACTTTGCCGTGGACGTATGGAAGGGCTGCTTTCGCTGCATTGAAGCGCAAGAACATGTCATCACTTTTATTCATGACATCGATTAAAAATTGAAGTGGGTCATCCTTTGCATAGTCATCATCACTCAAAGGATTGTCATATTCACCACTATTTCCAGTTTTAACTTTCGGTTTTTCAGAAGTTAAAGTTCGGCCTTCTTTTTCAGCCTTTAACTTTTCAATGTAGACAATAATCTCAGAATTATTTCTTAATTTTGAACCCTGCTGTGAAGCAGTCTTTTCTTCGTAACCTGCTGAAATAGCAGCTTCTTTGTTTGTTGCACCATCAACAATGGCGCGAGCAAACTTTTTCATTTTCTCGGTTAATGCCATTGGATCACCTTTAACTTTTGCTTTAACTTTTAATGAAAGGGGAAATTTTTTTATAAGTGAGATGGGGGGCGGTGTCCGTAATTTTTTGATTTTTAAGAAACACCTTCCCCCCTCATCCCATGATTAAATCTCTATAAATTTTATAAAATTTATCTTTTGGCAAAACGTCTAAAAATCCATCGTCCTTAAGAAACACAACATCATTAAGACCTGCTTCAACATTAAAGCCCTCAGTCTCTACTTGTATCTTGCTTCCACCAATCAATATCTTGTTCTCTTGGTGCATCTTCTTAAACCAAGTTGGTAAGCTAGCCCACTCTTGCTTCGCTCTTAACAGAAGGGCCTCCACATGCCAAGCATCGACCTGTTTCTCTATCGTGATACATTTCATAGCCTACTCTCCTTCAATGTCTTCTCTTTATGACAAGGCACACACAAGCTCTGAAGGTTTGATTCATCATCATTACCACCTTGAGCGATATTAACGATGTGATCTAACTCAAGCTCCATGGTCACAACACCACAGCATTGACATGTGTACTTATCTCTTAGATGTATCTTTGCCTTGAGTCTACGCCATGGACGACCACCACGACCTGAACCCCAGCTATTCTGCCTTGGTGTTCTTTGTGCATGTAGTCTCGGCTTCAGTGTTTGTAGTTTCATTTATAAACTCAACTTTCACATCACCACGCAATAGCATTGTCTTTACTTCGTCTTTACGCCTATCTATTTGATAAGGATATCGATAGATACATGCAAGCCCTTGCTCTTCGTTAGCCCAAACCACTCGCTTAACTTCATTGCCGTTGACTAATACTTTCCGTCTACCTTTCCCATCATTCGCACTATGGAACATATGACACCTCACTCAATCCAACGTCTTATTGCTATACGCCACAACAGACTCTTGTTCACTAAGCTGCATTAGCAACTCATTGTTCTGTTCCAGTGCTGCCAGTATCACCTGATCCTTGTTCGCTACCTGCTGGATCAGTGTTGTGTTCTGCTCCACTATCTGTGACAACAGTTGAAGTATTTCTTTGTTTCCGCAACTGCAATCTTTCTTTGAATAGTTGGTATTGTTGTTTGATCCAGTCACGACGTTCCTCACATCCTTTACAGGCCATATTCGCCTCTAACCAATAACTCTTGCCAATTCGATTTTTTCTTTGCCAACTTTGGCTAAATATTTTCTTAACTTTGACAACGCTTGCTTTTCAGTCTTAGCAAATACAGTAAAAAGCGGCTTTGTTGTTCCCAATTCAACCCAATGATATTGATTCATAACTATTCCAACACATACTTAAGATCATCAGGCGTTTCCAAATAACACCCTTGTTTATTGCAGAAGGCATGAATGTCGTTTAGGTATTCAGTGAATTGAGCTGTACTTGCGTCTGTCGTGCTCATTAACTCACAAAGTCCATCAGCTACTTGTTGATAGGCTGGATGCTTAGAATCCTTCAATTCTCTAACAGCCTTGAATGTTTTCTTGTATTGACCAACGTCATCACGATCATAGATTTTTGATAGGAAGTTCTTCTTAAAGAACAGATGCTCGTAGTCTTTGTCTGTTCCCTGCTTCTTAGCCCACTGATTAAGCCACATCCAGTACAAACGGTTTTGAGCTTTTGAACGATCTTTCTCTTGTGGTGCAATCAATACGACTAAAGGCTTCCCTTCGTTCGCTGCCTTTGCATGATTATTATTCAGATAGCCAATTACATAGTTGATGTCAGAATGGTTTTTGATGACGAATCGTGGTTCCATTTTGACCTCGCAATAAAAACCACTGAAGGTGGCTAAGCTTCTTTATTCACTAATAACAAAAATTCTTCTAATGAGTATTCAGTAAGAAGATACCACTCATTATCAACTGTCATGACAAACCATGCTTCACGATCACATGGTCCTTCCACAATTTCTTTCTTTAATCGTTTTACTTCTTCAGTCTTAATTACCATCTTGCTATTAATTTGTATAAGCATCAAAACACCTCATCATCTTTAAGATTAAGCATCCGCTCTGTTTTTTCTAACATTGCATCAAACCAGATAACTGCTTGCTCTCTTGTCATTGTTAAGAGTTGGTCATATTCAATATGGTGTTGCCTACAAAGTGGGATTGTCTTTGAGTCACAAGCCTTTAATCCCATGCCCTTGTTGTGAGCACCTTGATTACTATGAGCTGCGTCTACTGGTGTTCTACCACAAACAACGCATGGCAATTTTCTTATTGCAGCAAGTCGCTTTGCATCACGCATGAAGGTTACTTCTAATATTCTTCACTTGGTCTTTGTGTCGCTTAATCTTCGCGTCAATATCAAGCATCTCTTTCGCAGTCATCAAACTACGTGAAAGGTTTTGAAGCTTTTCTATTTCATTGCACAAAGCATTTAAATTCTTCTTCGCTTCGATTGTGTCCATATACAATCCTATTCTTAACTTAGATGAAGTGAACAGTCCCTAAGGCACGACAACCACTCTGTTTTCACTATTGCGTCCAATACCAGAGCCGCTCTACTACATTGGCGTATATTCACTTCTCTAAATTAAATGGCACGCCATGCAGGACTCGAACCCACATCAATCACACTAGAATTATGATGTCTTATCCAATTAGACGAATGGCGTAAAAAAAGAAAACCCCGTCAATAACTAGTATTCAGCGGGGCCATATATGCCGTAATCCGTTCGGCAAAATTGAGAGGCGCCCCAACATGGCACCTCCCGCGAGATAAAAGTTAAACTCGTATATTCCAGATCTTAACGGCGAGATTTACGACCTCACGTTCGTTTTCCCAATCAACATAAAGTCTTTCATCACTTAACGGATGATCAGGCCAAGTGGTTACATGTGTACTTGGACTTTGTGAACCACATTCATGACAAAATGCGCGAGCTGACCAAATCACTCCATGTTCTTTTAAATCATGAGAATCTGAATCTACTGCTAAACCATGAGTACATCCACAGAATGGACAAGGCAACCCTTCAACATCTGGGCGCATATTATTATCTTGATCAGCGTGCCATGTATTGCCCATTTTTGATTCTCCAGAAAAGCAAAAAGCCCATCAACTCAATGACAGGCTTTAATCTAGTTTCGCCTTCTTGCGTATGGTGCAAGGGTTACTTACTAATTTAGTTGCACCTTATTTACACTTCGCACAACTTTAACATAAAAATACCACTAGCCCTGATCAGGGTCAAGTGCTCAAGCAAAATTATTTGCATATTTCTCAATAATTTTTTGATCATGTGGTTTTGTAAATAACACGGAGAATTGAACTAGGTTTTCAGGGGTAAATAAGCGATTACCTCTTTTTATATAGTCCTCCAACTCCCTCAAATTTTGGTCATGCTGTCTAAGCTTTTTGGATAATGCCTTAATTGCCACCCCGTCCATTTGGTTGGGGTTCTTGATTTCCCTGTACAGACGATCAAAGTAGTCCTTTAACCTTTCAGCATTATGCCAATTGGCGATAACATCATAATCAGCAATATTTGCGACCAAAACCCGCTTGATGTCTGAGATGTTCTTTCTACCACTTAGGATTTCAGCATTGATTTCTTCTTTTGTTTTGAAGTAATCAATAAAAATAGATCCGTTGCTTGTTACCTCTTGCCTAATTTTCATTCGTATCCAGCAATCCAATGCATCTTCTTTAAAGCTCTTTACTGCCATCTTTATTTGCAAAAATGTCATTTTGCCCGACTGGTTCAAAATTCTTTCAAGACTTTCCTTTAACTGTGGCAGCTTTTCAAACATTGCCTTAATTTGCAGATATTGATTAGCATTGTCTCTAAGATGCTTGAACTGTTTAGCTTTTTCATCAAAACTCACACCAAAGTGTTTTTTCCCGCACTTATGGCCAATGATAATTTCATTTCCATCATGCAGTGCTGCAATATAACCCTTTTGGTGCTTTCTACCGCAACTAGAAATCCCACAACTAACAAAATCCCTTAGCACATAAAAACCAACTAAATCAGAGATAGTGTTTTGAACATCCTCACCCCTAGCAATCGTCACTTTTTCAACAAAATTAGGTCTAGATGTGATTTCTTCAAAATTTGTTATTAAATTAAAATGTTGCGGATTTTCTATCATTCTTGCTCACCGTTGTTTAATCTTCATACAATTATCTGAATTACCAATAAATATCAATAGTTAGATCAGACTGAGCCATTTTTATATCTAATAAACTGGTAGCGATTGTGCAAAGCTGCTAAGCCACAACGAACATCGTATTTTGCATCCATGGCCGTTCGCTCTGGAGTTACTAACTGAGTCCACGATTTTTGATTGAAATAACGCTCTATAATTGCATCCATCCAATCAAGCATAGCCTCAGAAGTGCAGCCGTCTAAAATATCAATGATCAAGCGCTGAACGGCCCTAGCTTCATCATCTGTAATTTGACAGACATTAGGTTTTTTAGATTGCTTCTCGATAAAATTTTCATCACAGAGATAATAAGCAACGATCTTTTCTCTATCCCCTTTCTTAAGTCTAAGTTTTGCTTTTTTAATCGCTCCTACTAATGGATTTTCAGTAGATCCACCAAAGCGAATCACTGCCCCTTGCCAATAACCAAATTGGCGCAACCATTCAGGCAAATCATATTTAGACCAGTCTACACCTTGCATGATATGTAATTTTGAATTCACGCTTCATTCTCCTTAAGCACATCTGTTCTTTCACGCGCTAGATAAAGATCAACTTCTTCAAGTAAGGTTTCATAGCGTCTTTTCGCTTCACTACCCAAAACAGAGGCCTCCTTCTGAATTTCCCACGCTTTGTTGTAGTCCTTTTTACTGTGCACAGGCTCATCAGGGTCATCTACAAAACAATTCCGAAAGTCTTCAAAGCGATTGATAGATTCTCTATGAACCTGAATCCAATGAATAAACATCATTCCGATTTTGGATAATTCTTCATTGTTCATTGGTCACCTGCCTCTGGTCGCTTCTCTAATGACTCTCTCCAATCTCCTTTAAAAGAATTCTTTTCTTTAGGAATAGACACTGCAAAATCAACTGGACTCCAAAAGCCATTACTTTCCCTTAGTTTAGGTTGTCCAATAAAACCATAAGCCCAACCATCCTCATCTGTGGCAATCCAGTTCACTTCTGGTGGAACTGTTGCCCAGTTATATTTATTCATCACTTCACCTGCTCTAAAATGATTAAAGGAACATGGGTTCTATGGATCCCAAAACCTTCTGTTAAAAAACTGTCCTCATCCCATTGAGCTAATTCGCACACTTTGTCGCAATATTCAGTAAAGACCTTGCCACCTTCAATTTTCACAATTCTATAAAGCTCAAGATCATTGCGAGGTGTTGTGTAGTAATCACCTTCCTTTGGCTGCCATTGATAGTTACTAAAGAATCTCATTGAGAGAGCAGTTAGTTTTTGTTCTGGTGTTAGGCTTTTGTACTTACTCATCATCCTTCCCCCTTGAGCGCTTGCTCTAAAATCCAATATGCTTCTTCAAAAGCATTAGCCGCTCCCTGATCCTGCATATCTGCTTGCCATTTCCACTTTGACCACAATTCATCACGTCTTTTGTCTAATTTTTTCAGTGCCGCATCCACCTGCTTTTGCAGCTCTGCTTTCTCATCTCTTAAACCAAGCAGTTTTTCAGCTTGTTTTTCAATCACTTCGTTTTGATAAACGAGCTTTTGACCTTGCTCTTTTATGTTGTCGTTAAGCATCTGATTTCTGTGTTGCAGCTCCTCCACTTTCGCTTGCTGGTGCTGCCATACAACCCACTTAGACTGATACGTAGAAGCTGTGGCATCTGCAACATATGGGCAATAGTACCTATTTGCTTTTTCATCAAACTCAATCCAATGTGCAGGGATCGGAAAGGCCTTTTGAAACTCTTCTCTACACTTATCCATCTCAAACATCCTCCACTTTGCAATTCGGCGAAATGTAGTTTTCTTCGTGGTCTAGGGTTTCTAATTCCCCCGAATTCGAGGGTTTATCAATAGGACCAATGAGGTTTTCTGTGTGGGCATCATCACTTATCAACTCTAGAAAATTCTCATCAAGAACCTTTGCAAACTCTGGATACAGTTCTTGTAGACTCCCAATTGGCTTGGGTAAAGTTGGCATATCAATATCGTTAAACTCACTCATGGCTGGCTCCTTTGAACATCGACCACACAAACGCTAGATACCCAATCAAACAAACAACACCGATAAACGTAGTCTTAAAGCCCGCATAAAGAATTGCACTGGCGATAAGAAGTACTGCAACTTCCTGTTGATATTTACTCATCCCCGCCTCCGTATATTGATTCGTGGTCTTTGATCGACTGTTTTAAATCATCCAATTTATCAAAGCGCAAAATGTGGGTTTCATCTGTAAATGGAACTGTAGGGCGGCACCATTCAGAACCATTCCAATATTCAAAGAAGCGTGGACCTTGTTTTATATATCGAGTGCCACAGCTAAGTTTTCTGTAGTCTGTAGCACCTTCTGGTGCATCATCGATTGCATCTAGCGCTTCTTGCTTGTATTCGAATTTGCTGTAACGGTCCAGTGAATCAACTAATCGCTCTAGATCAGGAAGAAACACAGCACCAAGCTCAATCAAGTAGTACTCGCCATCAATAGTGCTGTAATGTCTAGCCCAATCAGGCGCCCCCTCAACAACCTCTCTCGCTCTCTCCACCCCAAACTCACGAATAAACTGCTCTGGTTTCATTGTTGTTCTCCGTCACATCTTTCCTGATTAACTGAGTCATGTTTAGTCATGATTGCCTCCTAATCAGTGATTTCGACTTGGTAATTGACTAAGGCTTGATAAACTCTGCTATCTAATTGATCTTTAAATAGTTCAGCCAATCTTTTAATTTGTTTTTCCTTCTCTCTCTTGTAGAAAAGAAAAGCTTTAACTTCTGTGTCAAAACATGCTGTGATACTTTTTCTATTCTCAGTTCGCAATTGAGCCTGAAACTTACCGTTCACAGCAGTAACCCCTATACAGAGATCGCCTCTTGCCCTATCACTTTTTAAAATCACGTTATTGATTGAGGGTGGAACAAAACAAGTTGTCTCATTTGAGTAGTGTTTACTACCTTTGACCAAAATATCCTTATCCAACTGCCATCCATCAGTAATGGACTTATCAAAATTTGGTTTTTGTCTAATATCGTTTGCAAATTTTGATAGAGTTAGCCATTCCTCCGAACAAGTCGTGCCTCGATAAGCAGGAGTGCGGTTTTGGAACCAATCTGAATAACAGCGCTCCAATACCCCACGCCATAAGTAATACTCTTTAATTAACTTCCCATCTTTTCGAACAGGGGTGTTCCAGTCATTTATCCCAACACCATAGATCAACTTCTTTTCAAATCTCATTTTTGATCTCCTGTCATGGCTTCCTGCTTGAGCTGGTCTAGCATTTTCAGCTTTCTTAATTTCTCGTATAGATTTGCTGCTGCTCTTGTTTCTTTATTACGAGTGCCTAGGTTGTAATCTCTACGCAGCTTCATCATTGAGGTGTAATCAACAAATTCGATCATGCTACAAGCTCCCCTTTAACATTCAGGATGTCTTTAGCGTATTGGGTAGCTTTGTAATGGTTCTTGCCGACACGCTCGAAATAGTTCCACTCAACAAACCTTTGAAGAGCGCTATAAATTGTTCCTCGATTGAAATCAAATACTGATTCCTTCACGTCTTTGACATTGAAAGGCGCAGTCGCATGACAACCGAACATGAGCAAGCTAAGTTGGTCATCAAAGTTCAATTTCTTAGTTCTATTTATTGCTTTCACGCCGCACCTCTCTCTTCCACTGGGAATGACATGCCTACGAAACGACAAATATCTAAGCGATCCTGAACATTTACAGATCCACGCTTGCCGTGACGGTTTTTAGCAATGATTAATTCAGTTACGCCTGTAGGTGCATTTGTCTCTTTTTCGAGTAATGGGTGGACCATGATAATTTGGTCTGCATCCTGTTCAATTTGACCTGAGTCTTTAAGGTCGCTTGCAACAGGTTTATGTCCTTCTGCTGCTCGGTTGAGTTGAGCTAATGCAATTACTGGACAATCAAACTCTTTTGCCATAGCTTTTAAGTCACGACTGATTGATGCAACTTCTTGAACGCGATCCTTCTTAGATGGGTCTCGGATTAAGCCGATATAATCAACAATGATGCAGCCCAAAGCCTTGTACTTACGCTTCGCTTTGCGCGCATAACTTTGGATTTCAGCAATCGTTGGCTTTTGCTTTTCTTCAATAAAAATTGGCAGGTTTCTAAATTGAGCAATAGTTGCAGTAAGCTTCTCAAACATCCCGTCATAGATTTCACCGTTGTGAAGATTGTTATACGGGATTGCACCTAATGCCGAGATCATGCGGTTGGTTAGGGTCGGCGTATCCATCTCAGCAGAGATAAACAAGACTGGCATGTTGTAGCGCTTAGCAGTTTGCATTGCACACATCTGAGCAAGAGTTGATTTACCACTGCCCGGACGACCACCAATTACACAAAAATGACCCTTTTCAATTGTTCCCAAAAGATTATCAAGATGAGGAATATTGAACTGAACACCTATGAAGCCCTTTTGTTCTTTCTGAGCAATCTTTTTCTCAAATCGCTCAAGTGTTTTTTCTAAAGCCTGGTTAAAATCAAAACCTGTTTGCTTTTGCTCAATAGAATTACTAGATGAACTAAATAAATTCTCAGCAGCCAAGTAAACATCAGTGATAGTCAGATCTTTAGCGCACTCCGCAATCGAGAGACCAATATCTTCAACTTCGCGATGCTGCTTAAGTTTATTCAACTCAGCAACAAAATATTCCAGGTGGTGTACGCTACCAACTGCACTGTTAAGTTCAATTAAATACTCTTCTCCACCAATGTCATTGAGAAGATTTCGCTCTTGTAGATGCTTGCAGACAAATACTGAGTCATATGGCTTATCAGCATTAGCAAGCTCAACAATTGCCTTGTAAATAATCTTGTGACGACCAGCGTAAAAATGTTCTTCGGTAAGATCATTTGCGACAACCTCTAGGGAATGGCTCACTGTCATCAAAGCGACTAGCACACTCTGCTCAATTGTCATATTTTGAATGTTTGTACTCATTACCAGTCTCCATATTGCAATTGGGCATTAGAGAAATCAGGAGCTACCACAGAGCTGTTGACCTGAAACCAATACTCGTTTTCCCATTGTTTTTGGTTTAACCAAGTGCTAGGTGATGGAATGAACTCACCATCCTGCTTTGTCCAAGAGACATCAGATTTTTGTTTTTCAAGAATTGAAAGAAGTGTTTCAATCGCAAAACTTCCTTCATGCTTTGTGAAAGTTTTATAAGTGCCAGACTTGTCTGATTTACGTTTACAAGTTGGATATGCAGACCAGAACTTCTCAAAGTTTTCTGAGTAACCCACCCCTTGTTTTTCTTTGTTTTTATTATTGTTATTGTGTGGCGAATTTTTAGTATGGTTTGATACTAAATTTTCGTATGGTTCCGTACTATTTTTTAGCATAGCTAAATTTTCGCTAGGCGAATTTTTAGTATGGTTTTCAGTGGTAATTATCTGGTCAGTTAGAGACCATTCATTAATTTGTTTGTCAGTTTCAAGGCGGATAATTACACCCATCTCTTCCAAAATTAATAGGCCTTTTTGTACAGTATCCTTGTTGTATCCAGTAGCTTTTACAAACTGAGATAGGCTGATGCTATCTGCTTGTTTATTCCAGCCACGCGTTTTACGAACAATGAGAAGATAACAAGGCAAAGCTGCACCCTTCATCTTAGCCATATGTCCGTTATCTATTAGGTCATTAGGAATCTGGAATGCATTAGAAATAAAACTAGTCATACCAAGCTCCTCTTAAACTCTTCATAAGCATCGTTGATTTCTTCAATGAAGAATTCATCACTTGAAGCATCGTAAAGCCTTTGAAGATCACCATACTGGCGTGCATATTTCGCACCTTCATAAACTTCATGCTCATACTCCCTTATGAACCGCAAAGCTGTAGGATTCATAGTAATGACGCTCCAAGTTACTTTTAGCCTCAGCTACAGCAACCGAGTTTTTTAAACTGCGTTCTATTGCATAAGCCTCAACCGCTTTTTGAAACAAACTAATCTTCCGATTTAGTTCAATGTCTGCTAATATTGAATAGTTCATATGGTTTGCTCCGATTGAACGTGAAGCCTGATGTAAGAGATCAGGCTTTTTTATTGCCTATTCCGCTGAAATCCTCGACTTCCCTAAGCTTCACAATGTTTCCATTGTTACGGCCTGTATTCCCTGTTAATCCCAAGCGATTCATTTTCTCTGCTGCTACAGTTACGGTATGCCATTCACCCATGATCATTTTTTCTAGGAGAACGCTACCTTGAGCAGCAATGTCATTTCCCTCCAGTTCAGCCAATACCACCAAGCGGCTATGCATGTCTTGGTCAATTCGAATATGGATGGATTTTTTCTCAAGACTCATGAGACCCTCTTAACTGGCAATGATGGTTCTTGTTCAAGCAACTTAAATGCAGCAGCTTCGGGCACATACTCGCCCCACTGATAAACTGCTTGTCGGCTAATTTTTAAGAGTTTTGCGATTTTTGGCGCATTGAACCGAGCCAAAACATCTGATGTTTTCATCTCAATTCGCATATTTATTCCTAATTTCAACTTTACTTTGTCAAGTCTACTTTACCGAAAAAAGTTTAGCAAGCTTTACAAGCGAAAAGTTAAGATTTCTTTACATTTTGTTTATGGCAATAGCCATGAGATTTACACTATGAGTACTCTTCAAGAGCGAATGTCTTTAGCTATAAAGCACTATGAATCTGTGACAGGTAAAAGATTCAAAAATACTGAGCTGGCTAGATTTGCAGGCGTGAGCAGGGCTAATGTTGGGTTGTGGGTAAATGGTCCAACCCAAGAGTTGGAGGGGTCAAATTTAGTTAAAGCGGCTGAGTTTTTAGGAGTTTCTAAAGATTGGCTAGCTGGACAAAGTAATAAAATGATTGCCACACAGCTGGATGGTGGTGGTGCACAATTAAATGTTCTTGATATTGAAGCCTTTAAGCAGAAGTACAACATTCCAGATAGTGAAGATGCTGTTAAGTTTGTTCAAACATCAGATAAGCCATTCCCTATTCAAAAAAGATATGTCCCTGTTAAAGCCTATTCAAAGATGGGTATGGATGGGTATTTCACAGATATGGGATATGACGGGAACGCAGGTGATGGATATGTTCCAACTCATACAGCAGGTCCAAGAGCCTATGGCATTAAAGGTACTGGCGATTCAATGTTTCCAGCAATCCGTAATGGATGGTATGTAGTATGTGATCCAGATGCGGAACTTGTGCCAACAGAATTTGTTCAGGTGTGTTTGAAGGACGGAAGATGCACAATTAAGGAATTTGTTGGAATAAATGGTGGGGTTTTGAGTTTGTTGGCTGTTAATGGTAGCGAACGCTTATCTTTTGACATGGACGAGGTTGAAAGTATTACTGCTATTACAGATATCGTGCCACCAAGTCAGCACAGACAAGAACATCCTTATTCGCATTAATCACAGGAAGACTTATGGACAATTCAAAACTACCAATCAACCAGATTATTGCTCGCATCAATGATGCTGCAACACATGGTGAAGCTTTGGTGCTAACCGCTGAAGAAGTAAAGATTCTTTCTAAAGATATTGGCGACAAGGTATTTATTCCTGTGCTTACTAATGAGCAGGTTGTGCAGTTGGCAAAAGAAGGAAAGCTTGGGCAGAAAATTAATAACACTAAAGATTAATAAGCTGTGAACCCGACACAGTCTTTACAACAGATCGGGTGGAGAAAATAAATGGCAGCATACTCAATTACATACGATCTACATAAGATTAAAAACTATACTCGACTTCAAGAGGGTATCGATGCTCTGTCGGGAACGGTCTGGGTTAAACCAACCTTGTCTCAATTTATTGTAAAAACCACTTATACTTCATCACAGATAAGAGATTTTTTAAAATCTTATGTTGATCACGATGATACAATTTTTGTTGCTAAAATTGATCTAAATGATTGGGCTTCTTATAATGTTGAGCAAAAATTAGTTGATCCATTAAAGACCACTTTCTTTTAATTGATTACTTAAAGCCCCACCAACAACACCAATACCTCTGTTAAAATTTTCTTGATCTTTGAGGATGTAATCAATATTAGCTTGATTACCCTCAACCTTAGTATCCTCCGCTAAGGTGATGCGACACCCCATAATGCTTACACAACTACCCTTTGGGATAATTGCATACTCTTGCTTTTTCTCGCCCATAACAAACTCCAAATAACCCACCCCGTGTGGGTTTTCTTTTGTCTATTAAAGCATATTGTTTAGTATGGTTTACAATAATTTGTAAATACTTCTTTACAACAAATAATATGTAAAGTATTCTTTACTCATTCCTTAATAAAAAGCACGCTAGACCGACTAAAACCTGCGTGCTTTTACTCAATGAGTGAGATAAGTATGAATCAAAGAATTGAAAAGTACAAGTTTAGCCAAGCCTTTAGGGATGGCTCGAAAGCATTCGTAGCTTTCTGGATTATCACCTTCATTGTATTTGCATTCCTAAAAGGCTGTGCCGACGAGCAATACGCCAACGAACTCAAAGCAAAGCAGAACATGTATGTGCGCGTTCAGGTTGAGGGGGTGAAGTGATGAAGATCTATTCGATTGAAATTAATAACCTTGGATGTACGGGCATGATGCTTGGATCTGCTGTTCCTAATGGAAGTCTTGGTGTTGTAGTTGATGACTATAAATTTGAAGTATATGAGCGTCTTGGATGTGCCATTTGGTCTAGATGTGGCGAGATTCTTCATATCTATCAACATGCACCAGGAACAAAAGAGGGTTTTGGTGGTTCAAAGATAAGTTTACGTATTAAAGAGCCTTCATGCATGTTTCCTAAGATACAAGCTGCTCGCGTTCATACATTCAAAGGTGATCTTTGGGATGGCTCAACAGCAAACAAACTAGTTGCTGAACACTTAGGCACTAAGCTCTTCAATGTGGGTATCAAGAAGTTAAGAGATAGAAATTCATGTTTTTGGGCAGGCAAAGTAACTGAAAAATTCATGGAAACACTTTCTAAGGCGGTAATCCTTGGTCAACCAGTTCAAGGCGACTTTAGTGAAGATTTAAAGGAGCCCTCTCATGGATAACTACAAAATCCTTAATACCAAAACTAATGCGATTATCAAATTACTTAATGAGCTTGGTTACGCATGGGTTCCAACTACTAATGACTGTGAAGCTTCGTTATTAAAAGCACATTGGATTCTTGCTGAAAGCTCAGGTGATATTTGCTATTCAAGTACTGATTCATTTTATGAGCAGGACTCTTACAAGGAACTTAGTTTCAACCAGTTAAATGACCTTGTTGTGTTGAAGCGTAATGATGTGAAGGATAAGACACATCGCGACAAGCGGGATGAATCAATCTATTTAACTAGCGACAAGGTTATTTATTACTGGCAGGGTGAATGGTGTAAATCAGCTATTAATAAATCAAATGACTATGAAAACTATATTGCGAATAGCCTGACGCCTATTACTCAACCCCAAGACCCAGCCTTGATTAGCGGTGCGGATGTGTTGCGAGCTTTGGCTGATGGGAAAGAGGTTGAAGGGTTTTCAGAAGAAAATGAAGAGTGGATACCTATTGTTTATTTCAGTGTACAAGAGGTTGTGAATGGTTTGTATAAATTCCGCCTCAAACCTCAAACCATTAAGGTTGAACTTGAGCTGCCGAAGCCTTTTGAGCCAGAAGAATATTGTCACGTTTACATCTTAGATGACGGAAAAACAGATGGCTATCGTCGTTATTCCTACGAAGTTCATGGTGATAAAGGAAATACATTTATTGGTATTTGGCGTACCGAAGAAGAGATCAAGCAAGTCGTAGAGCAACTCAGAAAGATACGAGGTACTAACTCATGAATATGTTAGCCAATATCTCGTTTGATGCAGCAACTGAGTCAAAGCTTTTGAAAGACTTGAGCAAACATCCTGAACTGTTAGCTGGTGCAGTGGAATATGCCTTTCAACGTGGCGATATCAACTCTAAAGAATACCGTAACTGGCAAAGCAAGATTGCAGAAATGGAGCGTCTACACACTGCAAACCTTTTAGCAACTATTAAAGCGTGAGGTGTGTATGGGCTTTTTCTTCAATACAGAATTTCTTGAACAGTTTGGTTTCAGTGTTGGTGAAGAAGATGAAGCAACTCACTACAGCACTTTCGGTGGCAGCGATTGGAAATTGAAAGCTAATAAAGACCAGATGTTCTACTGGGATGCCCTTTCAAAATCTTGGAAAAGATGGGCATTAACTCTAGAGCACTGCACACCGATCGGCGAGAAAGAACCAAATTACAAATGCGGACCAGTTAATCAAGTCGTAGTTAAGAAAGACGAAACGACTCGTGAATTGTCTCCGATTTATTCAAATTCGAAATATAAAGGTGATTAACGATGAATGCACAAGTTAATGAATTACAAGTAGTAGAACAAAACATGATTGTGGCAGCATTCGGCAAAGAAAATGGCATTCAAGAACTATTCAATCGTATGGCTGAGCAAGCACGATCAATAGTGCCTGATGTTTCAACTAAAAAAGGTCGTGATGCTATTGCTTCACAAGCTTATAAAGTAAGTAAGTCTAAAACTGCTGTAGATAACCATGGTAAAGATTTAGTTGCTGGCATTAAAGCGCAGGCTGCTGTGATCGATCGTGACCGAAAAGCATGGCGCGATCAATGTGATGCTTTACGTGATGAAATTCGTAAGCCACTAGATGAATGGGAAAAAGCTGAAGAAGATCGAATTCAGTCCATTAAAAATCGAATCTCTAATTTTGATGCTGGTCGCGTTGATACCTTCTCAACTAGCGAGCTTATTCAGACAATCATAAGTGAAGTTGAGGCAACGGCAATTGATGAAAGCTTTGCTGAATTTGCCAATGAAGCAGCAATCAAAAAAGATGCGGCCCTTAGCTCATATAAAAAATCACTTGAAATTGCATTAAAACGTGAAGCTGAACAGGCTGAATTAGAACGCCTACGCAAAGCCGAACAAGAACGTTTACAGCGCGAACATGAAGAACGCATTGCACATGAAGCAGCTGAAAAAGCTCGTCTTGAAGCTGAGCGAAAAGCCAAAGAAGAAGCTGATCGTGTAGAACATGAAAAGCAAGAAGCTATTGCTAAAGCAGAGCGTGAAAAACGTGAAGCCGCTGAACGTGAAGCTCGTTTAGTTGCTGAAAAAGAAGCTGCTGAATTACGCGCACAACATGCAGCCGAAGCAGAACGTAAACGTATTGAAGCTGAACAAGCTGCAAAGATTGAAGCAGAACGCAAGGCTGAAGAAGCTCGCCAAGCTAACCAAGCACATCGTAAGAAAATCTGTAATGAAGCTCTAAAAGGCTTAGTGGCTTTGGGGATTGATGAAGCAAAAGGCAAAGAGATTTTGCAAGCAATCAATAAAGGATTAGTACCACACGTATCTATTAAGTTTTGAGGATTAGAAGATGAACGCACCTGTAAATGGAACACTTATTACTACACAGATTGCAAACGTTGCTGAAACTCTTGGCTTGGTGAATGTAAATCCTCAAGAGCTAAAGGAAACACTGATTCAAACAGCTTTCCGTACTGAAACACCTGCAACTGATGCTCAAATGGCCTCTCTTTTGATTGTTGCTGGTCAATATAAACTGAACCCTTGGACAAAAGAAATCTACGCTTTTCCAGATAAAAACAAAGGGATTATTCCAGTTGTTGGCGTAGATGGTTGGTCTCGAATCATTAATGGGAACTCTAATTTCAATGGTATGGAATTTAAGTTTTCAGAAAATATGGTTCAGATGGAAGGCGCGAAAGTAGCTGCACCTGAATGGGTTGAGTGCATTATCTACCGCAAAGACCGTGACCACCCTACTGTTGTTCGTGAATATTTGGCTGAGTGTTATCGCGCACCATTCAAGTCTAAAACTGGATATGTTGTTGAAGGACCATGGCAGAGTCACCCTTCTCGCTTCTTGCGTCACAAGGCAACTATTCAGTGTGCACGCTTAGCCTTTGGTTTTGTGGGTATTCATGATCAGGATGAAGCAGAACGTATCGCTGAAAGTGGGCAGCCTATTAAGGATGTCACAAGTGAAGTGCCAGAAGGCTACCAAGCATTTGAAGACGAACATTTAGCTACGCTTAAATCAGAAGCTCAATACGGTACTGAACGTTTGCAAGCTGCTTATGTAGCTATTCCAAAGTGAAATCTTAAAAAGCACCTTTGGGAAGTTCACTCAATTAGCTTAAAAGAAATTGCTCAGTTTGCTGATAAAGCTTTACAGCGCCAAGGAGAAACTTATGAACATTCTCCAGCGTAGTGAAGATTGGCATTCGGAACGCTGTGGCAAAGTCACAGCAAGCCGTGTAAAGGATTTAAATGCAAAGCCTAATAAAGGCAAAGCTTTAAATGCATTGGGTTTAACTATTCTAGCTGAGCGCCTAACTGGCGTTCAGAAGGAAATTTTCACGAACCAAGCAATGCAATGGGGTATCGATAACGAGCCTCATGCAATTGCGGCCTATGAAAATGAGACGGGTAACTTTGTAGTTGGTACAGGTTTAATTGACCACCCTTACATTGAAATGTTCGGGGCTTCACCAGATGGACTTGTAGGTGACAAAGGGCAAATAGAAGTTAAGTGCCCAGACACTACAACGCATTTGAATACCTTGCTGACTAAGCAAGTGCCAGATGAGTACATCCCGCAAATCACTAGTCAATTGGCTTGTACTCGTCGTGAATGGTGTGACTTTGTGAGCTATGACCCACGTCTGCCAGAAGGACTACAGATCATTATTATTCGCGTCTTTGCTAAAGACTTGGCTATCGAAGCATTAGAGCAAGATGTTCGTAAATTCAACAAAGCTATAGATGACGCAATTAAAACTTTGAAGGTGGCAGCATGACAGATCAAGAATACAGAGGGAATATGAACTACCCTTTTCAAGATCATATCGTTTTGAATGTCGAAGAAAATGTTGTTCCTTTTCCAAGAACAAATCTGCGTAAGTGTCAGCATGCACAAGTAGAGATTGACACTAAAGCTTTAGAACTTACATGCATGAAGTGCGGAGCAAAAGTAAATCCTGTGATGTGGATCAAAGACACTATGAAGTATTGGTCCAGCCAGCAAGCAAGGATTACAGAGCAGAAAAAGCAGATTAGTGAAGACCTTGATGAGCTTAAGAAAAGAGCAAGAACCAAGTGTCAGCACTGCAACAAGATGACTGCTATTAACTTAAAGAATTTTAAATTTACAGTAATTGGGTGACGACATGACAGATTTGAATAAGGAAAGAGAGGCTTTTGAGAAGCTTTCGGAAATTGCAGAAATACTGAATGAGGAAAAATCTCATTTTAATGGTGATTTTTACGACTTACCATTCAACTCATGTGCAGAATCATTTATCAATGGAGCTTGGTATGCATGGCAAGAAAAAGCCAAAGCTCAGGCGGTGCCAAATGAAATCATTAATAAAATTCAATCTTGGGTAGCGGTTAAATCATTCGCTGTAGAAGATGCTCATCCAGATTTGCCAATCATTGACGCTAATGAATTGGCTGAATTTATCGAGCAATTAGTTAAAAGCGAATCGGGAGCTGAACAATGAGCATAACTCTTAATGGTCACCAATTAAAAAGCCTTCTCGAATTTGTAAATCCAGATGGTGAAAATGATTTAGATCAACTTGAAACTGAACTAACTATTAAATTTTTTGAAGATGGTCATAGTGGCAAAGGATATTATTTTTGGATGACTGAATATCCAGAGGAAGGTGCAATGAAGCTGGATATTGAATCGGGAGCTGAGGGATGAGTGAATTAAAAGTTAAAACATGTGAATTTTGTGATGATGGAAATGGTGAATGCATCTTCCCCTATTACGGTCTTGCTCCTCATATTCACACCAAACCAATTGGCGGCACGGTATTTCTTGATGAGTCATTTCCTGAAAACTTTAGTCCTGATGGGGATGGTTTAGGTATGTATACACATTGTCTTAATTGTGGAGGTGACGGCACGTTTGAAGGCACTCAATTAGAAGTTAAAGCGGAAAGTAAGGAGGGGTGAATGGAGATTGATCGTCGTGTACGTGCTAAAGAGTTTATGATGCTAATGTCTATTGGCCGGACTAAATTCTATCGCATGATTAAGAATGGTGAAATTCCTCAACCTATCAAGGTAAGTGACAAAGAGGTATTTTGGCACGAATCAAGTGTTAAGAAAGTTGTCGAAAAACACAAAGATAATTCTGATATGATAGCCTGCTAA